GCCAGAAGGGCGCGGCTGCGGAAATCGCCAAGATCAAACCCAAGAACGTGACGATTCGCCAGGAGCTGGAACGTGAAATTCAAACGAACACTGTGTACAGCGATTGCCGGGTTCCTGCTGACGGCGTGCGGCTCGTCAACGAGGCTCTTACAGGCCGGGCCGAGCGCGCTGGTGATCGCGAACTGCCCCGAGCTGGTGCCGCTGAAGCCCGCCCCTGACGGAACGGTGAGCATGGGCGAACTGAACGACAAGCTGGCGGAAGTCGGCGGCACCTACCGGGAGTGCCGGGCCGCTGCGTTGGCTGAGCCCCACTGACCACTTCCCCCACTTCAACTACGCAGTTGCCTGCATGTTGAATTCGCCCCCTGGCCGTCACTGGCCGGGGGCTTTTTTCGTCTCAGCTCAGACGACGCGAAGATCAAACCGCCGGCCGAGTGCGCGCAATGCGTCGGCGACCGTATCGATCTTGGTTGCATGGTGGAGATCCATGATTCGATTGACCTCCTGGGGCTTCACGCGCATAGCGCGCGCGAGATCGGCCGGGCGCTTTCTTTCTTCCAGCATTGCATTGAGCAGAAGAACTTTGGCCGAGATCGAGACAGGCAAAGTTACCTCTTCCTCACCCTTGCGGGCCTTGCTAGGAGAGGGGACGGGGCGGCCATCGTCAAAGTAGAACTCCATGGCGGTGACGAGAGCGTCTACAGCTTCGGAAAGCGCTTCCTCTCGGGAATCGCCTTGAGTGATGGCCTCGGGCACATCCCGGAACGTGACGGTAAAACCGCCTTCCGGTTGCGCCTCAAGATGGGCGGGAAAGTTGAACATACGCGTACCTCTGATGATTACGTTACGGTTACGTGGCCGGGCAGAGCGCCGGCAAAAAACAACGACAGGCTCAGCAGCAAAGAGTGTGGAGGTAGGCCCTTTCGGGCCCGCCTCTCACTTGATTCCTAACTGCTTCAGGATGGCTTTGCGAGTACCTTCCTTCAGCTCCTTACTTGGGTGTCTTGGCAGGGTGGTCTGTTTGCCGTTCAGGTACACCTTCCAGTGATTTGTACCGTTCTCGACTCTGGCCCCCTGCGCTTCAAGCCACCGCTTGAATTCGCTGATCTTCACTGCTGTCCTTTTCCGTTGTTGGGATGGATGGAGTATAAACAAAATTGCGAACAATCGTCAACAAATTTGTTTATGAAATTTGACCGAGCGACAGCCGGTCTATCCTTGTTTCCGAGTAAACCTGCTCAATCCGCGTTGACCTGCAGTTTGTGGCTCGACCTGCAGCGCTGGGCCGGTAGACAAACTGTCGGTCAAGGTGGCTGATCGACACCGAATAGACCTCTTGCGAGGCCACATAATGATCCATGGGCTTTGATCAAATCGCCATCGCAGTGCTGGGCGCCTTCGCCGCCTGGCTGTCTCAGGAACGCCGGGAAAGCTGGCGGCGGTGGGCCTGCATCTTCGGGATGATCGGGCAACCGTTCTGGTTCTACGCAAGCTGGAAGGCCGAACAGGGTGGGATCTTCATCGTCAGCGTGCTCTACGCCTTCGCATGGATGCGCGGGGTCTGGGTGTACTGGATCAGGCCGCAGCGCTCGACCGGCATTGCGACGATCGAACTCCCGCCGGAGACTCGGCTATAGTGCGGGGGACTTCTGGGGGATTGGCCAACCCAGACGAGTGCAATACAGGGCAAGCGATGTCGGAACGGACGGCTTTCACCCTATATGAATCAATTACTTAACTGCGACGGCAGAACTACGAACCAAGGGGTCGTGGGTTCAATTCCTGCCAGCCGCACCACTTTTTACTAAGTAGAACAACGGGTTAGCTCCAAAAGGGCTAACCCGTTTTTCTTTGTTGGGGGACTTCTGGGGGATTCATACCCCGCGTCGCCTCTTGTTCCAGCCGGATCATCGACAAACTGCGGTTCCAGCGCCCGCTGTCGTCGCGGATTTTCTCCAGTGCCTCGTGCAGCTCCACCACCTGGGCCACGCTGTAGTGCTGGGTGACGTTGGCCGTGCTGTGCCAGAGCACCGCCGAAATCGTCCCTTCCGACACGCCAGCTTCGCGCAGACGCATACCCGTCGTGTGACGCAGGTCATGAACGTGCAAATCGCCCAGGCCTGCGGCCTTGCGCCCGTTCTGCCAAGCGGTGTTGTTCATCACCTGGATCGGGCGGTATGGCATCGCCGGCACCTTATCGAGGTTCTTCACCCGCTCTCGACGCCACACGAAAACATGCGTCTTGTGCATGCCCCTGCAGGCATCGATGATCGACTGAGCCACGCTGTTGCATACCAGCACCCTGGTGCGCTTGCGACCCTTGACATGCTGCTTCGGCACCTCGAAGACCGAGATCCCCAGCTCGGGGATCTTGATTTCCCAATCCCACTGTAGGTTGCAAACAACATTGTCACGCGCTCCGGTGTTGAGCACGAACAGCGCCATTCTGGAGAGGTGCGCCGGCAGCTTGGGCAACAGCACCCGCTGCTGACCCCAGGTTATGGGGCGCGGGTCACGCTGGTGCCCAACGAGCGGCAGCATGGTCAGCTTCGGCGCCTGCGCCAGCCAGGTGGTGCCGGTCGAATCGTCCCGCCACACCGCCGCCGCCAGGTTCAGGATGCGACGGACCACGCCCAAGGCCAAATTGATGGTCTTGTGCGAGATCTCGTCCTCCAACCGCGCATTGACGTAGGGTGCCAACGTGCTGTCGTGAACCTGGGGAAGCGTGAGCGCGCCGATGTAGGGCATCACAGAGTTGAGCAGGTGGATTTCGGTCTCAATTGAGGCTTTGTCCTGGTGCGTCAACAAGTAGTGGCCTGCAGCTTGGCTGAAGGTGCGCTCGGGGCGCGTGCCATGCACGACCTCCCCACGGCGCTCCGCCATCCTCGCGATCAGCCAGCTTTCCGCTTCGCCAAAACTTGGGAAGCCGCGCTGACGAAATCGGTGTTGCAGAAACCATTTGTCAATTTGCCAGGTGTTCTCTCGGTCGGGGTAGATCCCCGTTGTTGTTCGGCCCATGGTTTAACTCCTTTGTTTCGGTCGGGCCGTCCGTTCCGAGGGCCATTGTGGGGGATTTGGGCGTCCGGGTCGTTGGCCGCCTGGGGCGCGCCTGCGGCGTCTGCCTTGAACTCGTCGAAAAGTCGATCGAGGTCGGCGCGGTCGTAGACCAGGCTGGAGCCCTGTTTGATGGCAACGAGGCGGGGCCGCCATTTCGTGTCGAAGGTGCGGCGTTTGACGCCGGCATAGGCCATGGCCTGGGCGTAGGTGTAGCCGCGTTTCATCGCCTACCTCCATCCCCAGGCACCGGCAGCGCCTCGAAGAACTGGCCGCGCCGCTGTTGGGTCACGCGCAGGTAATCGACTTCGACCTTTGCGGAGTTCACGAGCACCCCGGCGACTTCTGCCACCGCCTTAGCGCGTGCGATGTCCATGGGCGATTCCTTGCTTCTCAGGTCTGCCAGCGTGTCCAGAAGATGCTGGCGGACCGTGCTCATCATGTTGGGTTTTCCGCCTTCTCCACCTGCTTCAGAACCTGCCTTCTCAGGGACATCAGTTCCTTGAGATCCTGCGGCCAATCGTTCATCCATCGCTCGGTCGTCACGTCCGAAATCTGCAGGTTGTCGGGAGTCGGCGGCAGGTTCTGATCGCGACGCACGAGGTAGTAGCCCGGCGGAACTGGACCATTGATCGCCTCCCAATCCAGGCGATGCGCTGGAACCCAGCGAGCACTCTTCGGCCCGGTGTTGGACACCTTCCGCAGCAGGCCCTTGAAGGCTCTGTTCGACTCCGTCCCGATTGGGAGTGTTCTCCCGCTGCCTTTCCCCGCTCCCACCTTGCAGCCAGGGAGTTTCTTGATCCCGTGTACTTGCGCCTGCTTCAAGACGGCTTGCCACGGTCGGCCAAGAAGTTCGCCGATCTGCTTCGCGTTGTGCGTTTGGTACAGCGCTTCCAGCGCTTCGAGTTCCGCCATTGACCACTTGAGCTTGGGTGGCCGCCCCGGTGTCTTCGGTTTCGTCATCACTTTCCTTCGGCGATTCGCGCAGTGACGGCAGATCTGCATTGCCCTTGCGGTACAGCCCTTCCTCGGGGCTCCACTTGAGCAATTCGTGATCAAGAGCGAGAGTCAGTTGCGCGTGCACGTTTCGGGAGTCGCCGCGATCGACGAACTTGTCGATCAAGTCGTCCAGCGTGAGTTCTTCGTCAGGGTTCAGGGCGAAGAAGCCGACCACGCGCGCGGCCAGGCTGTCGGCTGAGGGGCGATAGCTCATGCCCGCACTCCCATCTGCTGGCCGCCATAGGAGGCGGGGAACGGCCACTGACGACCAGGGGCAGGCAGTGGCCGCTTGACTTCGCTCTCGGCCCGAATGGCTGCAGCCCGGTCGGGGCTGAGAACCATGCGCACTTCGTACACCGTGCCGATCTTCCGGGGCTGGGCGACGATCTGCTTGAAGCCCACCCGCTCAATGCTTCGACCCTTGCCAGGCTCGAAGCCCGCAGGCTCGCCAGCAGCGTCGAAGGTGCACATGCCGCGATCGTTGCCATGTTCGCCCGGAAGCTGGCGACGTTCGACCAGGCCTGCGGCGATCAGGTCATCAGCGCGGCCGGTGTAGATCGCCCGCTTGCCGTCGAAGCTGCGCACAACGCCGGGCGCGATCTTGACGATGTCAGCCATGGGCAACCCCCTGGAAAATCTTAGCCCACATGCCAAGGTCGCAATCCCCGTGCAGGGCGGTGGTGTGGTCGATCAGCTCGTCAAGGAATTCGAGGCGGGTGGCTTCGCGGAAGTCTTCTCCCTCCCCGCTGGGGTTGTGACGGCGGCATTCCCGCTCGATAGCACTGATTGCGCCCCAGATCAGGTTCTCGAACTGGCCCAGGCGGAAAAGGACGTAGGTTTGATCTTCGGGGCAGAGTGCTGGCTTTTCTTCGAGGACCGAAATGATGCCCTCGATTAGCTCCGCCGCCATGTCCAGCAGGCTGTTAGGAGTAGTGCCGGGATTATCCCCGCCATCCGCGCCCTTGAAGGCGAATCGCGTCATCGCCTCGGCGTGGCGCAGTTGGCTGATGAGACCCGGCAGAAGAGGGTGGGGCTCGGCTCGCTCCTGGGGAGGGGTTGGCGGCTGGGCGATCTCGCGCTTGCCATAGGCGTTCAAAGCGCCTTCGAGTACGTCATTGTCCCCGGTCATTTCGCCCAGGATCAGGGCCGCTGCCCGGATCTCTCCAAGCGCATACGCGCCCTGTCGGTCGTGCTCGACTCCAAGCGCGGCCACGATCAGCGCGGCGATGTCACAGCCTGCGTGCTGCGCATCTTCGGCCCTGGCCGCCCAATACTTGCCACCTTGCGCCCCTGCCATCGATGCCGCCGTGCGCAGCAGGCGAATGGAATGGCCGCTCATGATGCCGCCATCTTCTTCGGCGAAGGCCGCGTTTCTCAGGTGCAGGCTCAACCGCATGAACATCGTGCCCATAGGGTCGGCGACAGTTGTCAGTGGTGCCTTGGCCGGTGCTGCGCGTTTCTTGGCGGCCTTCTTGGCGGGGATGACTACGGCGTTCATGCTGCCACCGCCTCTTTCCGCGCTTTGGTCGCGGATGCCTTGACCAGGCGAGCGCCCACGGCCTGCTGGCGGCGCTTCTTCTCGCGGGCTTCCTTCATGCGCTCCACGAACTCAGCCTTTTGGCTGAGGCGCAGTTCGTCATAGCGCGCGTTGTTCTGCTGCTCGTATTCGACCATGGAACTCAGCCAGCGAAGGTGATCGCAGTGGCGGCCCGCATAGCGGATCATTTCCTCCATCGCGTGCGCGAAGGCGTCAGCGGCACCAGAAACGCCGGGCGTATTGAATCGAACCGTGTTCGGCACATCCTTGGCGGTGATCGAATACACCGCCTCCATGACGTGCTGCAGGGGGAAGTGCTTCACCTTGTGCGCGGCGATGAAGCTCAGCACTTCATGAGCCATGCGATACCCCGTAATCTTGCCCTCGAAATAGGGCTCGATGGGTGCGTCGAAGTAGTTCGTGCTCAGATACTTCCCGCGATTGGTGCGGATCGTGGTGATGAACGAAATATCGTCCTCGCGCGTAAGCCGATTGCCGTTCGGCAGCTTTTCGCCCGCCTCCTTGATTTGGCGAAATTCCATCGACTGCCGCTCGCTCATGACAGTGTCGATGTGCAAGGCAATGGCGGCTTGCTCGGCTTCCGAGAGAGGTTTGCCGCGCGAGTCGAACAGAGCGCCGCCGGTCTCTTTCGCGAGACGGGCGCAAGCATCCATCAAGCGAGTACCGGCCTGGTACTCCATCGGGGCTTTGGCCGGGTCGGTGCGGACCTCCACATGCACCAGCTCGCCGATCTCATGCAGGAAGCGATTGGCGTTGATCAAGGCGATGGGTTCGCCCGTGTCTTTGGACAGCAGCGCGAGGCCTTGGTCGTGGGGTGCCCGTTTGAAGCCAGCAGTCGGGGCGTGGATGGTCTGGAACTGGATGAAGTCCCTGGTGTTGGTGCGAATCTGGATGACGATCATGGAATCGCTCATTTCCACATTCGCGGGCTTGATCGTAGAATTCATGGTGATCCTTCTGCTATTGCTGGTGGGTGTGATCAAGAAGCCTCAACAGGGTCCAAGCTGTTGGGGCTTCGCCTTTTGTGGCTAGGGGGTAGCTTGTTGGGCCGGCATCGACTTGATGGCCTCGGCCAGAATGCGGTTCACCAGCCACGTCATGGAGCGCTCTTGTCGAGCGGCTTCCTGCATCAGCTTTTGATGGGTCTCAGCGTCCAGACGGAGCTGAATGGGCTTGGAGCCACCGGTTTTCGCTTTCATTGGTCTACACTCCTAGTTCTATGCACGTTCTGTGCACGGGATTGATTCTATGCACGGTGCATAGGTTACGCAAGTGTTTTTGCGCGATTGACTGATGGCTAGAACAGACCCAACCATTTACATGCGCATTCCTGAAGAGCTGAAAGAAGCTCTGGACAAAGCCGCATTCGAGAACAAGCGCTCGCTGACCGCTGAGGTGGTGGACCGCCTGGAACAGAGCTTTGTCATGAGGGCGGAGCCTGATGCGGCGGCGGGAACGGCACAGGTGATCGACCGCCTGGAAGCCTTGGAACAACAGTTGGCCGCTAAAACCCGGGAAGACACGCTGCTTCGTTTGAAGCACATAAGGCAGAGCCTTGCCTTGTCGGAGCAAGTTCAACGGGAAGGGGTGGCGCGAGATAAAGAGCGCGTGCAACGGATCGAATCTGAAGTGGCGGCGGCCGAGTCGCGCCAAGATCTGGGCGCCTTCAGGCACTTGCAGGCCAAGCTTCGCGAGGCCCGAAAGACTCTGAGGGAGACGGAAATCTCCCTGGAGAACATTCGCGTAGAGCTTCGTGACACCGATGCCCACATCGAAGCTTTTGCACAAAGTGCCGGCCTTTGAAGAAGGGTCAAGCATGCGTTGCACCTCGCAGAGCGGCACCGTTGGCAATCTCGGTCTCGACGCGGTGTCCGATCTCGAACTCGTCCATGCCGGCGGCTCGCAGTTCCTGCCAGCGGCGCCGGCCGTATTCATGGCGCATGTATTCGTGCTGCAAGATGCGCTCTTGGTCGATCGCGCATTTCGTGCACATGCAGCGCATGCCCGTCGCCCGATCGGCCAGGCCTTCCGCGAACGCTTGCCGAATGGCCTGCTCGGAAAGGTGGCGGTTTTCTTCGAGCAAGAACCTGATGTAGTCGGGGCCCAGCTCGCCGCCTTCATGGCGCGCGCGAAGACGTAACTCCAACAGATCGGCCTCGACCTTCTGCTGTGCCCAGCGGGACATGCGCTTCACGGAAGCATCCCGGCAAGATGCATGACGGCCAGGGCAGCAGCGGCCCAGCCGCACGCGCGCATGACAAACTTGTCATCGATGTGCATGCAGGGGCTGAAATCGGCCGCCGCGTCGCGGTGCTTGTGCGGTTGTTCTCCCAGCTCGTCGGCGATCTGGCGCTCTGCGCGCTGCAGGGGTGAGAGGTAGGTATCGGCGTCCGCCGGGTCGGCAAGCAGCATTTTTCGCTCCAAAGGCCACAAGGCCAGTGAAGCGAATGTAAGTCAACTAACGGCAAACTTCAAGCGCTCTTACGAAAATTTCTAAAGTGCACTAAGAAATTCGTGGTTCAGCGCTTGCGCCACTCCCACGGTGGAACGGGGTTCAGGGACCAGACCCCGCGCCCAGCGTCCCGGGCCTGCTGCTCAACCTGGGCCAGGTGTTCGTACCCCCTCCCGTACTTCACGTAGTACCAGGCTAAGCCGGCCCGGACCTGCTCCTGGCCGGCGTCTTTCCCCCGGCACTCCACATCCGCCACGGTGCGCTTGTACCGGTCCGTGGTCTTGGGGGTAATGGTGGCCGCCTGCTGGAAGCACAGAGCCGCCAGGTGCTGCCGAGACACACTCCCGAAGTCCTGGCCTTTCTCGGGTGCGTCTATGGCACTGATCCGCACCTTGACCTGCTGGTAGGCCCCGGGCTCGCCGCATCGAGCGGTGAGGGTGTCGCCGTCAGCTATGGCGACGACCAGGCAGAGCAGCGCGGCCGTCACTTGCCGTAGATGATCGCCGCACAGCCAAGCCGTTGCCACGACTCTTCGCGCTTCACGGCGAGGCTCTCGACTGCATTTACTGCACCGATGATTTCATCACGGCTCAACCCAACTTTGCTGGGATCGAACATCCCTTCGGACAGTCGATCCACTTCCTTTCTGACATTGGGGATGCTGGCGTCAAGTTCTTGGCAGACAGATCGCACATTTGTCGCCGATGGCCTGGGCTTTGCGGGTTGCGCAATGGCCGGCGCAACCACTCCGGAAAACAGAACGAGCGCGGTGAGGAATGAGGCGGCGTGCATGCGTTTACTCCGGACGCCATTTGCTCGGCGACACCACCGCGCCCACGGCTTGCACACTGTCAATCTCCGAGCTGTGAAATGTCATCCGCTCGCCGCCGTTGACGCTCACCACCTCATACGAGCCGGCGCGGCTGTTCAGTAGCTCCTTGACCATCTTCTGTCCGGTCAGGAGCTTGACCAACACATATTCCCCAATCGCCGGCCGTCCATTGGGCTCGACAAGCACATACCAGCCGTCTCTGATGGCCGGGAACATGCTCTGTCCACGGACGCGCAGCCCGTAGGCGTTGGGGTCTTCCGTGGCGATTTCTATGTGGCCGTCACCAGCGCCCACAACAGGGCTCAGTTCCTCATAAAACCCGTCCGAGCCGAGCTTTGCCGTGCCTACCACTGGCACTTGCCTTGGCGGCCGTGGCGCGCCTGCGTATTCGGGTTCAAGAATGCCGTCTCCTGGCGGAATCGCCGCCTTTTTTGGTCCCTTGCCGTTTGCGATCCAAAGCGCGCTGTAGCCGCACTTCGCTGAAAGGCGAACAGCCGGCTCCAGCTTGATCGACATGGTGGGGCCGTCCTTCCACTGCGAGGCGGCGGACGAGGACACACCTGCGATCTCAGCCAGATCCCCGACTTTCCAGCCGGTGACATCCATCAATTCCGCGATTCGCTCTTGCAGTGTGCTCATGTAAGTGAGATTAAACGTCGAACGGTCGTAAGCACCCTTGCGCGGTATCTGTAAGTCGGCTAACATTTGGGCCCTATGCTCAAAACCACTGCCATCGATCTCCTTGGGGGCAAGGTCTCGACAGCTGCCAAGGCCCTCGGTGTGACGCACTCGGCAATCAGCCAATGGCCCGAAGTGCTCACGACCCCCATGGAGGGCCGAGTTCTTGTGGCCCTCACTCGCCAGGCGCAGGGCATCAAACAGGAGCCGGTCCGCTCCGTCACCGCCCGACCAGATAGCTCGCCCATTGTGGAGGCCTGAGCCATGGCAGCCATTTTCATCGCTCGCCCTGGTCATAGGGCCCGCCCTGGCGTTCGCCTACGTGGGCGTAGCCGGTCCTGCACTCCTGCAGGAAGCGAAACCCGATCGGTCCGCATGTTGAAGGCGATCCAGACGACCCCGCTCACCCATTGCATGGTCAGCGCGGTGTTGCTGGTGACGATCTCGCGCCCGCCGCAGGGCAGGGCGTTCACGGCGACCCGGGTTCGGTTGCTCGAATGGATGGGGGTGGCCCCGGCGTAGGGGGTAGGTGTTTGCGTGTTCATCGTGGGGGTAATCCTCCTTTTTTTGTCCAAAAAAGGCTTTGCGAGCGTTTCCGAACATTTCGCAAGGCATCGCAAAGGGGTATCGGATGGAGTCAATCAACGATGTGCTGATCGCCTGTGTGAAGGCGTGCGGCGGATCAAAGCAAGTAGGGGCGGCGCTGTGGCCGGAGAAGGCGCCAGACGCCGCGCAGCGGGCCTTGCTGGACTGTCTGAATGAAGACCGCCCGGCCAAGTTGTCGCCAGAGCAGGTGATGCTGGTCTTGCGGTTGTCCCGCGCTCGCGGCTGCCATGTCGGTGTCGAGTACATCACCAGCGAACTCGGCTACACCGTGCCGATTCCAGTTGAACCGAAGGACGAGGTCGCCGAACTGCAACGCCAGTTCATTGAGGCCGTGCGAGTTCAGTCCACCCTGGCCGAGCGCATCGAGCGCGCCGCTGGGCGCGTCACCGTGAGGGCCGTCGCATGAAGCTGGATACCTTCATCGGGACTTTCACTGACACCGCAGGAAAAGGCCACGCTGTCGAGCTTCGCGTGCCACCGGAAGCGGCGTCCGGTCAGCGCGTAGACCAGACCCCTACCGCAATCATCCACAGCGCATGGGAGAACGGGCCACGCTTCACTTTCTACGTGCACAGCATTCTGGAATCCGCACGTCATCCAGGCCGCGAGTTTTATGTCGCCAACGGGTTCGGCGATGAGATCGGGACGTTCACCTTCCCGGCCAGCGAACTGCGCCGCATGGCAACCGAGCTGGAAGCTGCTATTCCCGCAATGGACGGCCAATTCCGCGTCACCTGGACGCCTGCTGACCCGAGGCTCCCTTTCTGATGGCCCGCGCTCGCAACATCAAGCCGGCCATCATGGACAACGAGGGCCTAGCCGATCTGGAGCCGCTGACACGGTTGCTGTTCATCTACCTCTGGATGCTCGCAGACCGCGAAGGGCGTTTGGAGGATCGACCGAAGCGCATCGCCGCGCAGGCCTTCCCGTATGACCGCGCAGCAGACATCGACGCGATGCTGAACCAGCTCCAAGCGGCTGGCTTCATCCAGCGGTATCAGGCCAAAGGCATGGCGATCATTCAGATCGTCAACTTCCTGAAACACCAAACTCCGCACGGCACCGAGAAGGACAGCGAACTCCCCGACGAGAACGGTTTTCTCACTGTTCACAAACGCACGTCGAACGGTTACGCGACAGGGAATCCAGATCTGCTGGACTACGTTTTAACTGTTAAGACACAGAGTCCGGCCCAGACGGATAACGGTGCTTTAACAGTTAAAGACAATGGTTCAACCCAGCCGGATAACAGTGGCGAGACAGTTAACAAACAGTCCCTTAACACCCTGATTCCTGATTCCGGATTACCTGATTCACTGATTCCTGAAATACCCCCCCAACCCCCCAAGGGGGGCAAGGCGCGTCGATCCAGCATCGGGCCGAACCTGAAGAACTTCGATGGATTTGAGGCTTGGTACAAGCTGTACCACCGCAAGGAGGCGAAGCAGAAGGCCATGGGGGCTTGGATCAAGCTGGACCCTGACGAGCTTCTGCAGGCCCAAATCATCGCCGCTACCAAGGCCTGGCCGTGGGCGGAGGATCGCACCAAGAACCCGCATCCGGCGTCCTGGCTGAACGGGCGTCGCTGGGAAGACGAAACCGTAGCCGTGGCGGTGGCTGCTGCGACAAGAAAGGCGCCTGACCTGCACGGCATCGCGCCGACCTCAATCGCGTGGTGGGCGATAGCAGGCTTTGATCACCCAGACGAGGCCGCGAACTTCGGTTGCAGGGAGTGGAACGCGCATGAGTTCCACGATCGCAAGCGCATCAACGACCAGGGGGGCGCAGCATGAAGTGGCCGAAGACCATCATCGTCGGGTTGGCGATGGCCGGCTTCCTGGACTTCGCATGGTTCCGCAGCTTCGGAACGTGGGTCGTGCGCGTAACCGGCGGGGCTGCGCAATGAACGCGAAAGAGCTTTCGCAGCGCATGGCCGACCAGGCCGAGTCCCTTGCCGCGTACCTGCTGCCGGGCGGCAAGCGCCGGGGCAACGAGTGGAAGGCCGGGAACACCGATGGCGGTGAAGGCGATTCCCTCTCGGTGTGCATCAAAGGCGCAAAGGCCGGTGTGTGGTCCGACTTCGCATCGGGCGAGAAGGGCGATCTGCTCGACCTGTGGCGGGCTTCGCGCGGATGCTCGCTACCCGAGGCCATGCAGCAGGCCAGCGCCTACCTGGGCATTCGCGACAGCATGCCGCCCAACGCGCCGGCTCCGAAGTCGTACCGCCGGCCAGAAAAGCCGCGCTGCCAGACCCCGAAGTCGAAGGTTCACGAATGGCTGATCGGGCGCGGGCTCACCGCTGAGACCTTGAAGGCTTTCAAGATCGGCGAACAGCTCACCAACGGCAAGGCCTACGCGGTGTTCCCGTACATCACCGACGACGGCGAGCTGGTGAATGTCAAGTACCGCAACCCCGAAGTGAAAAAGGACATGCGCCAGGAGGTCGGCGCGATGCCCTGCCTTTTCGGGTGGCACCTGATCGACCCGAATTGCCGGACGGTGGCGATCACCGAGGGTGAGATCGACGCTATGTCGCTGCACCAGGCGGGGTTCCCCGCACTGTCGTGCAACGCAGGGGCCGGGAACCATGCATGGATCGAAAGCGATTGGGAAAAGCTGGACCGGTTTAGTCAGATCCTGATCTTCTACGACACCGACGAGTCGGGCGAGAAGGGCGCGCGCGAAGTGATCCAGCGCCTGGGCATGGAACGCTGCTTGCGAGTCAAGTTCACAGACGGCTCGAAGGATGCCAACGAGTACCTGCAGAAGGGGGCGGATCGGTCGGACTTCGACGCGCTGATCCAGGCCGCTCAGCCGCTGGACCCCGAGGAACTGCGGTCCATCGCTGACTTCACAGGCGAAGTGAAGGCGAGTTTCTATCCCGCCGAAGGGGCGCAGCACGCCCCGCGGTTGCGGCTCGATCAGGATTTCGACTGGTTCGAGTTCCGAGGCGGAGAGGTCACGCTTTGGACAGGCATCAACGGCCACGGCAAATCCATGCTGCTGTCGCAGGTCGGTCTGGGGCTGATGCAACAGGGGGCGGTTTTCTGCGTGTTCTCGGGGGAAATGAAGCCTGTCCGCCAGCTCAAACGCATGGTGAAGCAGGCGACAGGGATCGACCGCCCCACGGTTGGCTACATCGATGCCGTGGGCGACTGGCTGCGGGAGCGCTGCTGGGTGTTCGATCAGGTGGGGACGGCGAAGATTGACCGGTTGATCGAGGTCTTCACCTACGCCGCGCGCCGGTACGGCATGACGCATTGCGTGATTGACAGTTTGATGATGACCGACGTTCCCGACGACGGTCCCAGGGCGAATACCGAACAGAAGCAGGCCATTGCCAAGCTGTGCGGGTTCGCCAAGCAATTCAACGTGCATGTTCACCTCGTGGCCCACCCGCGCAAGGGTCGCGACGAGTCGGCCAGCCCCGGAAAGATGGACGTAGCCGGCAGCGGCCACCTCACCAACGGGGTGGACAACATCTTTGCGGTGTGGAAAGCGCCCAAAGACGAACTCAAGCCCGGCGAGGCCTTAGACAAAGACGCAAAGCTCGACCTGCTCAAGCAGCGAGAAGACGGCGTACAGAACGCCACCGTTTCCCTGTGGTTCTACAAGCCCGCGATGCAGTACCGCGCGAGCTTCCAGTGGAGGCCACTTTCTTACGTCAACTACTCAGCCCAGGAGGCCAACCATGACCGCGACAGCCGACCCAATCGAAGCACCGCCACAGACCCTTATGCCGTCGCCGCTTGATGCGGCTGAGACGTGGGTCTTGCTGTGGAGCCACAGCCAGAACTGCACGCACGTCGAGCCTCTGTCTCGCATGTTCGACACCAACCGCCGCGCGTACACGAACAACACGCCGATGGACTATGTCCCGCTGCACATCGGCACGCAAGACGAGGTACACGCCATGTCAAGTTCGCTGCGGCAGACCTTGATCGGGCGCGAAGCAGAGCGCAGCCCGGCCCTGACTAACTTCATGCGGACGGTGCTCCATGGCTGAGCAGCGTGAGCGCGCCGAACTCCTGCCCACCGCCTGGCTGATGTTCACAGCCGATGGCTTCTACCCAATCCAGCCGAGCACCCTGTGCAAGCCGGAAGACCACGCGCGACTGAACGATCACGTCATCCGCATTGAAGACGCTGAGGGTAATACCTTGTGGAAGCGGACGATCCAATGACAACCAAAAGAGCACTCAGAGCGCTGGAAAACGTGTTTGCGGCAGAGATCGACAACCGCCTGCCGTTTCAGTCCAAGGCCGCGATCTACAAGCAGTTGCGCGACGAAGGCCTGCTGCAAGACATGGTGATCACACTCGGCCCGGGCAGTTCGTTTGCCGTGACAGTGCGCGGCTACCAGCTCACGCATGCCGGCCGGCTGACCTACTGCCTGAGTTGTCCAGACCCCGAGCAGCAAGAGGAATCACCGGTGCAAATACAGGAAGGCGGGGCAGCATGGGCGTAGGTACATATGGCGGACACATCCGCCCCAAGATCGCATTGAACGCAGACGGCAAGGTCACGCACGACGGCGAGGTCTGCCGGGTTGTGGCGCGCAAGAACCTGATCAGCGTGGCCTGTACCGACATCACCCCCGAGGCGTTGCGGAAGGTGCTGAGCGATTGGGAAAAGCACTTCGGCGTGGGTGAAGCGGTCGTTATCCAGAGCGGCGGCAGATGAAGCGCCCATACATCAGCGGTCCCGATGCCCATGGCGTTCGACCAGGCCAGCGCGTGCTCGTCGGCGGAACGTCGTGGAAGGCTATCGCGGTCGAATCGCTCAATCCGCCTGTTGTGAGCCTTCGCCGCTGGCGCTGGTACGACGAGGCGCTTTCCCAGGCTGCGGACGCTTTCAGGTGGGCGTTTTCTCACCGAAGGGCCTCCAGTGACCAACGCCGCTAAACCTTTGAGAGAGAGGCCTGAATGTTGTTTCCGGTAACCCGGCGTAATAACGCATCCGTCAGATTTAAGGATGTAGATTTCCACGCTGTTGAAGAGCATCAGCGAGCGATTCATGCCAGGCTTGAGAACTGGGGGCGCTGGTGCAACGGCTCGACGGGCTCGTCTACCAATCCGATGTTTCGTATGAGCGTCGGATCGGCGAGAAGCCGGGGAGACTATGGCGCAGCAACGGCGAACCCTGTAGATGGCGCAGACGCGGTCTCAATTGCGCGAGTTGTGGCGACCCTTCCGGACCCACATAGGCACGCGCTACAGTGGTGCTACGTGAAGCCGGTCAACCCGAAAAGTGCAGCACAAGCCATTGGCACCAACGCCGCCGGCCTGTATCAGTACCTTCGAGACGGTCGGCAGATGCTGATCAACAAAAAGGCGTGATCTATGTCCAGACCGATGTATTGCCCGATCTGCGCGACTCCTGTGGAGCAATCAAGCCTGCAGTTCTCATGCCGGGTCGGCGGGAGTTTCACTTCTCGCCTTGGGTACTCTTTGCGGCGGGCTGTGCAGTCGGTCGCCCCGGGCAATGGTTCGCCGAGGAAACCAGCTATTGCCGACTACCTTTCCTGCCCGAACTGCACGACGGAACTCGAAGACTACGACGACCGACAGCGGCGTCTTGAGTGCCCTTCCTGTCATTTGAGGCTGACCACCGAGGACCAGCTAGAGCTGATGGAGAAAAAGGAATGGCACGGCGCGCCCCGAGAGTCAGACGATCTCGACTTGTAGTTGACGCATGACCGCATTTCGATTTATGATCCGCTAACGACTGAGCGCAGACGCATCGGGGTCGCCCATCCATGACGGAGGCGGCGGCGCCGATAAAGCTCAAAGTAGAGCCCTCCCGATGGAGGGCTTTTCTGTTTTTGCATGAGCTTTTTCACTTACACATCATTCGGCTCGATTCGCCGAACTGTCACACGGCTGGCCTATACTGCAGATGCGCCCGCCGGTCCTGACGGGTGAGAAGTATCGGGACACCAAAATTCAGAGACCCGCTTCGGCGGGTTTCGTCGTTTCTGCGATCCATCGTTCATCGCGCCTGCCGGTTGAAGCGCGGGTAGTCGCTGAGCCAGTGTCTGAACCCCTGGGTGATGACGTTGCAACCACTGGCAATAGCCCCGGGCAGCCTGCAGCCGCGATGAACGGGTTCCCGCTCTGCCTTGGCATCGGGCTTCAAGTCCAAATACCGGGAAATCCGGTAATTGGCCGTCCGAGTTGATCGCCGGGCGCTGTCACACCAAGCCGCCGTAGCAGTACGAGCGGCTTTTCTTTTTGCGTGTCGATAGCTCAACTGGCAGAGCGTCGGTCTCCAAAACCGAAGGTTGGTGGTTCGATTCCACCTCGGCCCGCCACTTCATTTCCATGACCTTTCACCCTGCAGCCGAAGCGGGGCCGGCCTTGCGCCGGGGGTCTACCCTGCCTGGCGCACTCCCAGGAACTGAGCGGCAGTAGTGCGAAGCGCAGACGCCAGCGGGGCCCGAACAAGCCCTGTAGCCGCATGGCGACACCCCCACCGCGAACAATCCCCAAGGAACTCGCACATGTCCCGACCTTCCGAATACAGCCAAGCGACGGCTGACGCTATCTGTGAGCGCATCGCTGACGGTGAGAGCCTTCGATCGATCTGTGCTGAAGAAGGCATGCCGAACAAGTCCACGGTGTTCCGCTGGCTTGAGGCATTGCCCGATTTCGCGACCAAGTACGCGCGCGCGAGGGAGTTTCAGGCCGACTCGATGGCCGACGACATTGTGGACATTGCTGACACGACGCAGATCGGCGTGAAGACCAAGACCAACGAAAAGGGCGAGGTTGAGACGACTGAGGGCGACATGATCGAGCACCGCAAGCTGCGGATCGCCGCTCGGCAATGGACCGCCGAGAAGCTACGCCCGAAGAAGTACGGCCCGAAGTTGGAGATCGACCAGCGCACGACGTTGACCGATCTGACGGAAGAACAGTTAGATGCTCGAATCGCCCAGCTCCGCACAGCAACGGGCGGCTAAGTTCGAGCTGCTGGCGCTTCTTGAAGAAAAGAAGTACCGCCTTGAGGGCAACAGGCTAAAGGATTACCAGGCCTACGCGAAACAGCAGGAGTTCCACGCGAACGGCAAAGCGTTCCGCGAGCGCCTGCTGATGGCGGGCAATCAGCTTGGCAAGACGTGGAGCGCAGGTTTCGAGACCTCCATGCACCTGACAGGGCGCTACCCGGACAACTGGCAGGGTAGGACGTTCGACAAGCAGGTAGCAGGCTGGGCTGCTGGTGTGACCAGTGAAGTGACCCGCGACTCTGTGCAGCGCGTGCTGTGTGGACGGATCAACGCGATTGGCACCGGGGCGATTCCTCGGGATGCCATCAAAGACAAGTCGATGAAGCGCGGTGTGGCTGACGCGATCGACACGCTGGTGATTCGCTGGGGTGGTGGTGGTGATGTCCAGGCCGGCGAGAGCTTGCTGGGGTTCAAGAGCTACGACCAGGGCCGGGAGAAGTTCCAAGCCGAGACGCTGGATTTCGTGTGGCTCGATGAAGAGCCTGATCTAGATATTTACACCGAGTCGCTGACCCGCACCAACGCAACGGGCGGTCTGGTTTACATGACGTTCACGCCTCTGAAGGGCATGAGCGATGTCGTCAAAAGGTTCCTGATGGACAAGATGCCCGGGACCGTCGTCACGACGATGACGATTGAAGACGCCGAGCACTACACGCCCGAAGAGCGGGCCGCGATCATCGCCAGCTATCCCGCCCATGAGCGCGATGCCCGCACCAAGGGCATTCCGACCTTGGGCAGTGGTCGAATCTTCCCGATCGCGGAAGAGCTGATCAAGGTCGAGCCGTTCGAGATCCCGCGCCATTGGGTGCAGATCGCCGGCATCGACTTCGGATGGGATCACCCAAGCGCGGCCGTCCGGCTGGCCTGGGACCGCGATGCGGATGTGCTCTACGTGATCGCAGCCCATCGGCAGAAAGAGCAAACCCCCGTGCTGTTCGCAGCGACCGTGAAGCCCTGGGGCGACTGGTTGCCATGGGCATGGCCGCATGACGGTCTGCAGCACGACAAGGGTTCAGGCCAGGCGCTGCGCGACCAGTACGAGGCGCAAGGCCTGGCGATGCTGAAAGACAAGGCGACACACCCGCCCGTGCCCAACGAAAAGGGCGAGCTGATCGAAGGCAGCGGCGGGAACGGTGTTGAGGCCGGCGTGCTGGACCTGCTGGACCGCATGCAGACAGGCCGCTTCAAGGTGTTCAGCCACCTAGGCGACTGGTTTGAAGAGTTCCGCATGTACCACCGCAAGGACGGAAAGATCGTGAAGCTGGACGACGACCTGATGTCGGCCACGCGCTACGCAAACATGATGAAGCGCTTCGCGATCAACAAGCCTTCAGCCTCGCAACCCATCGTTTACAGGAATCGCCGAGTGGCTTGAAAAACATGAAGATGACCGAACAAGATCTGTTGCAATTCCTCGATGAAGAGGCTTCCCAAGCCTTTCACTTCACCGAAGGGGAAATTGCGTCCGATCGCGTGAAGTCGATGCGCAGCTACATGCGCGAGCCCTACGGCACCGAGGAAGAAGGCCGCTCTGCCGTCGTCGCATCTGACGTGTTCGACGCGGTGGAGGGCATTCTTCCTGACCTGATCGAGGTATTCACAGGGTCTGACAAGGCGGTGGTGTTTGAGCCTGTAGGCCCGGAGGATGAGGAAAGCGCAGAGCAGGTTACGAACGCCTGCAACTACGTGTTCTACAAGCAGAACAACGGTTTCCTGATCCTCTACAGCGCGATCAAAGACGGCCTCATGCTCAAGACGGGCGGGGTCAAGTGGTACTACGAGAAGAAGCGCACGCCGATCTTCACCCGCTACCGTTCGATCGATGAAATGCAGCTCGCGGTATTCCTGATCACGAACCCGAAGGCCGAGGTTCTGGAGCAGGAAGAGGTCGAGCCGACGCCTGAAGAGCAGCAGCAGATCCAGGCTATCGAGCAGCAGTATGCGGAGATGGGGATGACCGCCCCTCCTGTGCCTGTTCGCTACAACGTCAAGATCAAGACGATCGAGGAAAAAGGCTGCGTCAAGGTGGTGTCCGTGCCGCCTGATGAACTCCAGATCTCTCGCCGGCATGACTCGATCCTGCTGGACGAATGCCCGTATGTTGCGCACGTCGTTGAAAAGACGCTGAGCGACATCAACCAGATGGGCTACAAGGTCACGGTCGATGAGCTGAAGGCTGCTCAGAACGACGAGCACACAGCAGACGGCGACTATCGCGAGACCCGCCGAGGTGGCAAATGGGGTTGGTGGCAGGACGACAACGAACTCGATGAATCGATGGTTCGCGGCTACCTGCGCGACGAGTACGTTCTGGTTGACTTCGACGGCGACGGCATCGCCGAGCGCCGCCATGTGGTGCGCCTGGGCAATGTGGTTCTGGAGAACGAGGAATGCTCGCATGTGCCTTTGGCCGCGTGGACGCCGTACATCCTGACCCACCAGTTCAACGGCCTGTCTGTTGCTGACCTCGTTGAGGACTTCCAGCGCATCCATACCGAAATCTGGCGCCAGCAGCTCGACAACCTGGCCCTGGCGAACAACCAGGAGACGGTCGTCCTTGAGGACAGTCAGGGCATGAAGGCCAACATCGATGACCTTCTGAACCGTCGCCCGGGCGGCATCATCCGCGAGAAGGTTGCGGGAGCTGTCCGGCCCTATCAAGAGCGCTGGCAAGGCATCGAAGCCATGCCGATGCTCGAACAGCTCAATGTTGCGAAAGAGAACCGCACGGGCTACACGCGCTATTCGCAAGGGCTGGACTCGAACAGCCTGAACAAGACCGCTACCGGCATCGGCATGATCATGAACGCCAGCCAGAAGCGGCAGAAGCTCATGGCGCGCATCGTGGCCGAGGCGCTTGTCGCGCCGATGTTCCGGGGCATCTTCAAGACCCTGACCGATTTCGGCATGGAGAAGATCAGCTATCGCCTGAACGGGAAATTCGTGTCCTACGACCCGCAGGAGTGGCGCGATCAATACGACATGTCGATCAATGTCGGCATCGGCACTGGTGACGCGATCCAGCAAAGCGCCTTCCTGCAGCAGGTTGCGCAGGCCCAGGCTGCGGCGATCGCCAGCCCGTTGGCTGGAAAGCTGATCACGCCGAAGAACATCTACAACCTCCAAGCCCGGCTGATCGAAAACGCTGGGTTCAAGAACCCCGGCGAGTTTTGGACCGACCCCGACACGGTGCAATCGCCCCCGCCGGCACCGCCTCCGCCTGATCCGCGCCTGATCGTCGAGCAGGAAAGGCTCAAGAACGACCAGCAGAAGACCATGGCGCAGATGCACATGGACCGCGAGAAGACCGCTGCAGAAATGGCACAGGACCGCGAGCAGTTCAACGCCGAGCTGGCTTTCAAGGCCGAACAGGCCGAGCGAGATCGGATCTTCAAGCTCCAGATGGAGGGCATGAAGGCCGACATGGCTGCAACGTCCGAGCCTGTGGATGCGGATGGGGAAGCGATTGAGTCGGAGCCGTCGCAAACCGATCAGCTGCTCGCGCAAGTGCTCCAAGGGCTCCAGGTCATCTACCAAGCAATGAACGCGCCTCGCAGCCTGGTCCGAGACCCGGAAACGGGCGAAACGGTGGGCGTGGAGATCAACGGGGCAGTTCGCCCTATCGAGCGTGGGCCTGACGGTCGCGCAATCGCCATTTCGTAAGGAACAAGCATGGCAACCTCAGCCTGGAACAAATTTCAAGACTTCTCCGAGCAGTTCGCCAAAGGCGTGCACCAGTTCGGCACGCACACCTTCAAGGTGGCGCTGACGAACACCGCGCCGGTTGCGACGAACACGATCCTTGCGAACATCACGCAGATCGCGAACGGCAACGGCTACACCACTGGGGGTGGAACGACCACCATGGCGGTGAGCGAGACGGGCGGCACCACGACTGTGACCGGGACCGAGGTCGTCACGACCGCATCGGGTGGCTCGGTGGGCCCGTTCCGCTATGCGGTGCTGTACAACGACACCGCAACGTCGCCGGCTGACGCCTTGGTGGCCTGGTTCGATTACGGCGCAGCGATCACCCTGGGTGACGGCGAGAACTTCGCGGTGCGCTTCAACAACGCCACGCCTGGCACGGCCTTCACCCTGGTCTGACCCTGGTCGGGTAGCTCGTGGCCATTCGCGTTGACACCGCCAATCAGGCGGTCTACATCCACGAGCCTCTAGGCCACACGGTCCCCGCCCTAAACACCGCCTGGACGGTTGCGGGCCTGTACCGCGTTGAGGCGGATGTCAACCAAGACAGTCTGATCGTCGCGCTGTACGGCGAGACGAACTATCTCAGCTCGACCCTGAACTGGGTCGGCTTGTACATGAATGCAGACGGCATCAACTGCCGTCTTGAAGGGAGAAACGGTCCGTCCGCTGCTGTCACTAGCGGCAACTACCTGCTTGAGGTAGGTCGGGATTACCGCATCGCCATCGATTACAACGGCTCGGGCACTGTCCGCATGCTGTTGGATGGTGTGGTGGCTCTCACGCTGTCGTTCACTCCGAATGCCGGCATCCCTGGCGAGCGCTCGACGCAGCTAGGCGGGTATGGGGATATTGCCGGGTACACCGATTGCACGATTGCGCGGTGGCGCATGTGGACGGCGGTTCTCTCTGAGGCTGAGCACCGGGCGGAATATCGGTCTCTTGCTCCTGTTCGCACGTCGGGCCTGATTCACAACTGGCCGATGAACGCTGGTTCGGGCCGGTTTGCCGACACGGTGTCAGGTCAGCCGGACATGGCTGACAACCCGGCAGTTCCTTGCGGCGACGGCACGGCCTTTGTGTACCGGCCATCGATCATCGGCACGCCTCAGTTTTTTGATCTGGGGCAGACAGCAACGCCAGGCGCTCAATCGGTCACTGTGCCGACGTACGCCGAGCGCGTGCTGATGTTTTTCAACCAGTCCGATGACGCGGGAACGCCGGACGCTTCGCTTTCATCTCTGACCAGCAACTTTGCTGGCACGTTCACGATCGATAACGCGGTGTCGTCCAGCGTGGCGCAGGCCGTCGCGGTGGCTACCGCTACGGTCACGGTCACAGGGGCTGGGCGGACCTTCACGCCGGTCATGACGGCCACAAACCCCGTGGCGGGTGCTGGTTGCTGGGTGGTGTTTCTGCAGGACGTTCTTGCGGGTTCCACGATTGCGACCAACAAGGCGCAGGCGACGGGTGCAGGGGCCACGGCTGGCACGGCGAGCGCTGCGGGCGTTCTCAATGGTCTGGCGATTGCTGCGGATACGAGGCTTGATGCCACGGGTGGGAACTACCCCGCCAATCAATCAGGCTGGACGAGCCTCAACACTGGGCAGACGACCGGCGCATTCACTTACTGGGCCAGTTCTCGGATTCGCCAGAAGGCCATCACCGCGACGGGCACTGAGACCGCGACAACGCAGAACACGAACGGTTCGTGTATCGCGCTGGCGACGGTCCAAGCCAAGGTGTTGGCAGGGTATGAGATCACGGTCACGCCCGGGTCTTATTCGCTCACGGGAGCGAGTGCCCGAACGCTTGCCGGCAGGCTGTCGCGTGTCACGCCTGGTTCGTATGCGCTGACGGGTAGTTCGGCTCGCACGCTGTACGCACGTCGCGCACTGGTTACACCGGGCTCTTATTTGTTGACGGGATCGAGCGGCGCGCTGGTTTACAGCCGCCCGCTCGTAGTGACGCCGGGCTCCTACTCGATCACTGGATCGGATGGTGCGTTGAGTGCCGGCCTGCTCGTCAATGTGACGCCTGGCAGCTATGCGGTGAGCGGCGCAGACGTGGAGCTGGTCTACACGCCAGTTTCGCCTGCGCTGGAGATCAATGTCACTCCGGGCAGCTACGGCTTCACCGGTGCAGATGGGACGCTGCTCAAGTCGAGCGTGCTGAACGTCACCCCAGGGGTGTACAGCCTGTCTGGCTCGAATGCCGGGCTGTTGGTGGGCAAGCTGCTTTCTGTCAGTCCTGGGGCCTACAGCCTCACCGGCTCCGATGCCTCGCTGCTCGCCTCGAAGGCGCTGAGCGTCGATCCTGGCGCGTATTCGGTCACGGGATCGAATGTCGAGCTTGAGTATGTGACGCCCAACAAGGAGCTGATCGTCACGCCGGGCGCCTACCTGTTCACCGGGTATCCGGTGGAGTTGGTGTACAGCGGGGAGCAGACCGGATCACCTCACGGCTTCGTCATCACCGACACGGCGCCGAAGCTGTGGTGGCAGCGCAAGCCCAAGGCGCTGGACGAGGAAGAGGCCGAACAGAAGGTCGCCCAGGTCGTGCGCGTGGTCGAGCGCATTGCCCTGAGCCAGGTGAAGGCCGAACAGCCGGCACCGGCCAAGGAGCAGAAGCGCGAGGTCCGCGAGGCGATCGCCCCGTTGGTGGCAGAAATGCCGGGCTTCGACTGGATGACGCTCTACCGCGTGATCCTGATCGAGCTGGGACGCCGTCAGCAGGAGCAACAAGCCGCTGAACTGGCGCAGATCGAAATAGCCCGCATCCAGGCCATGAGGCGGGATGAGGATGACGTGTTGATTCTTCTTATGAGCCTCTAAATGGACGACCTACTCGCACAACAGACCCGGGGCCAGATCTCCGCATCGCTGCTGGAAAACGAGCTGCTTAAAGAGGCGCTGGATGCGATCGAGAAAGAAGTGTTCGAGCAGTGGATGAACTGCCCGGCACGCGACAAGGAAGGGAAAGAAACCCTCTGGCAGCTCGCCAAGACCGCGCAGAAGTTCCGCTCGATCCTGGTCGGCTATGTGGACACCGGAAAACTGGCGTCTGCCAACCTGAAACGCCTTGAAGAGCCTCGCGGCATTCGCAAGCTCTTCGGAACCTGATTCATCGAAAGGTGAACTGTGCCCACTTCGGTGGGCTTTTTTATGCCCGCTGCACGCGGGCTTTCTCATTGAAGGAAGCGTGAATGGACACCAACCAAGAAACTGGAGTGTCGGTTGCCGATGTGGCTGATCTGCTGGATGACAACACTGAGCAGAACGTCGAGGAACTGGAGCAAGAGGCAGGAACCGAGGAAGTCGCAGAAGGCGATGAAACCGAGGGGCAGGCTGAGGGCGAAGGTGAAGACGAATCTGAAGAGGTGGAGTTTGAGGGCAAGGCGTACAAGGTCCCGAAAGAGATCAAGTTGGCCCTGCTCCGACAGTCGGATTACACGCAGAAGACGCAAGAGGTAGCGGAGCAACGCAAGGCGGTCGAACAGCTCACCCAAGTGGTCGAGCAACGCCAGCGCGTCATGTTGCAGACGTTCGACAAAGCCGTCGAACTCCGGGAAATCAAGAACCGGCTATCCCAGTACGAGCAGATCGACTGGCAGAGCCTGGCCGCGACCGACCCGACCCAAGCAACGCAGCTCCACATTGCCTACCAACAGCTCCAGCGCGAAGCGCAGAAGACGAACGGCGATTTGCAACAGGTCAGCAACCAACTGCAGCAACTGACGGAAACCCAGCGTCAGCAAAAGCTCGCAGATGGCACGCAGTACCTGAAGACGCACATCCCTGACTTTTCTGAGAAGACCGCAGCGGACATTGCGTCCGTCGCCACGAAGCACTACGGCATCACGCCGGCAGAGCTGAAAGCGATCTCTGAAGACAACCCAGACGCCCGATTCGTGCATGTGCTGCATGACGCGATGAAGTGGCGCGCATTGCAGGCCGCAAAGCCTCAAGCGATGCAGAAGGTGACGCAAGCGCCCAAGGTGATCAAGCCAGCGGCCACGCCACCGAAACAACGTACCAACCTGGCCGCTCTCGATCGCCTCAAAAAAGGCGGGCGTGTCGAGGATCTGGCCGCATTCCTTTGATCGGAATTTGAAATGACGCAACCCGCAAACACCTTCGACAGCTACGACGCTGTCGGCAACCGTGAAGACTTGCAAGACAAGATCTACATGGTCTCCCCCGAAAAGACGCCCATCGTCTCTTCGATCCGCCGCTTCTCGGCCACCCAGCGACTCCACGAATGGCAGCGCGACAACCTCGCCACGCCGAACAAGGACAACGCCGTGATCGAAGGCGACGACCGCACCGGCACCGCCCTGCCCCCGACCGAGCGCGTGGCCAACACCGTGCAGCTCTTCGACAAGGTCGCCGTGGTGTCCACCACGCAGGAGAAAACCAAGTCCGCCGGCCGTTCTTCGGAAATGAAGTACCAGGTCAGCAAGAGCATGGTCGAACTCAAGCGCGACGTGGAAGCCATGGTGGTGTCGAACAACCCGGCGGTTCAAGGCAACTCGACCACCGCGCGCAAGTCGGCAGGCCTGGGCCCGCTGATCTACACGAACGTCTCGCATGGTGCCGGTTCTCCCGTGGGCTCCACCACGGCGCACACCTCCGGCCTGGCGACCGTTGCCCCGGTGCTGGCAGGCACCCCGCGCGCGTTCACCGAGGCGCTGCTGAAAACCGTGCTGCAGAGCATCTACACGAACTCCGGCGAGTTCGCGACCGTGATCAGCCTGACGCCTTCGCACAAGGTGACGTTCTCCAGCTTCGCCGGCATCGCCGCGAACCGCGTGAACGTCTCCAAGGGCAAGCAAGGCACGATCATCGGCGGCGCCGACGTGTACATGTCGGACTTCGGCGAACTGACCGTGGTGCCCAACTACGTGCAGGGCACGGCCAACACCTCGACGGCGTTCGTCCTGAACCCCGAGTACGCCGGCATTGCCTACCTGGGCGGCTACAAGTCCGAGCCTCTGGCGAAGACCGGCCACACCACGAAAGAGCTGGTTTCGGTGGAAGCCGCCCTGGTCGTGACCTCCGAAAAGGCACACGGCAAGGTCGCCGACCTGACCGCCTGATCGTCAGCAACTGAGACGGACCCGCCGGGGGTAACTTCGGCGGGTTTTTTCATGCCCGCATTCCAAGATTTCGACGCTCAGACCGGCATCAAGACCACGGTTCACTACCTTGAGGATGCTGGGAAGACCGTCATTCAGAAGACCTACGACGCGCAGCCTTTGGTGGATGCGTGTGCGGAGGCCCGGGCCGTGACCGAGGGCGAGCGCTGGGGCGACATGCGCCACATCGGGACGATCCCCATGGCTGAGCTGGCGACCATGATGCGTCAGGACGGAACGATCGACAAGAAGCGCTGCATCGAGTTCTTGAAGAAGAACCCGGCCTTCGTGACCTTCAACAAGGCCCTGCGATGAACTACACAGAGCTGGTCGCGGCGATTGTCGGGCTCATTCATCGCACGGACCTGAATGGGTCCATCCCGAATTTCATTCTCTTGGCCGAGACCAAGATGAATCGCTTCCTGCGCGTGCGGCAGATGGAAACCACGCTCGCAGCGACGCCCATCGTTGACAACGTGATCACCTTGGCCGCAGACATCGCCGACGTGAAGGCCCTTTGGGTGCCCGGCTATGAAGGGACGCCCCTCAAGCGCCAGTCGCTCGACAGCGTGCTCGCGAGCGGCTTGTCTGGTACGCCGACCCAGTACGCCCGGCGTGGTGCGCAAGATCTGTTCATCAACGGCGGCGGGGATGTTCAGGGCGTGCTCTACACCAAGATCCCCGGCCTGACCGAGTCCGCGCCGGAAAACTGGCTCGCGACCGAGGCGCCGGACGTGTACCTCTATGGCGCGCTGATCCAATGCGCGATCTTCACCAGGTCCGACAAGACGGCCTACGAAGAGGCGTACCTGAACGCAATCGCCGAGCTGAGCGGCAATGACAACCGGTATACCGGTCCTTTGGTGGCGCGCGCAAGATGATCCCCATCATTGGTTTTGCCCCCGACGCCGAGCAGACGACGCCCGGTCTCCTGTCGGACTGCACCAACCTGATCCCTGCCCTGGTTGGCATGGAAGGCGGGCCGAGTGAAACGTCGCCTGCGGGCGTGCCTGCTCTGGCTGACGTTTGCCAGGGTTCGGCGGTCGTCTCCCGGCTCGACAACACCCGCCGCGTCATGGCGGGGACACAGAATGCGATCTACGAGCTGCTGGCCGGTGTGTGGGTCGATCAGTCCAAGGTCGGCGGGTACGGCGGCGGAGCGGAATCTCGCTGGTCGATCACCCAGTTCGGCGACTCGACGCTGATGGCCAATCGGGCCGACACCATTCAGCGTTCCACCTCGGGCGCTTTCGCCGACATCGCCGGGGCACCGAAGGCAGAGATCGTCTTCTCCGTGCGCGATCAGGTCATGGCCTTGAACGTGAACGACGGGGCGGAAAAGGCCGATGGCTGGCACTGCTGCGCGGTCTTTGATGACACCGACTGGACTCAGTCTGTCGTCACGCAAGCGGCATCCGGTCGGCTGGTTTCGACGCCCGGACCTCTGACGGCAGGGGGTCGGCTTGGCGAGTACGCCATTGCTTACAAGAGCCGATCCATTTATCTCGGCCAGTACGTCGGAGCACCGGTTGTCTGGGATTGGACCCCGGTGCCTGGCGGTGAGTCAGGGTGTGTAGGCAAAAGCGCCTGGTGCGATCTTGGCGGTACTCACTTCTTCGTGGGCGAGGACAATTTCTGGCTCTTCGATGGCACGCGACCGACGCCTATCGCTGATGGGGTGCTCCGCAAGTGGTTCATGGCGAACTCGAACCCATCGGCCAAGTACAAGATCATTTGCACCTTCGACCGATCGACCAATCGCGTCTGGATCTTCTACCCGTCGCCCGATTCAACGGAACTCGATAGCGCGCTGGTCTACAACGTGCAGTCCAAGCGCTGGGGCCGCGCTGATCGGAACATCGAGTCTGCCGTCGAATACGTGTCTCCTGGCGCGACCTACGACACGCTGGACGACTACAGCCCGACGATGGATGGCCTGCCTGACATCGGTTTTGACTCGCAATTCTGGCTCTCGGGCGGTCGGTCCTTGTCGGTGTTCAACACCTCGCATCAGCTTCAAAGCCTGTCCGGTGATTCCGTGGCGAGCGGCTTTGTGACCGGTGAGGTAGGTGATGACGACATCGTTCTGTTGCTCCAAGGCATCCGACTTCGCTTTGCCAAGGCGCCGATCTCGGCAACGATCCAGACCCAATCAAGCATGAACAGCGGCAATCCGTACACGGATGGCCCGAGCGGGGCGATGAACGACGGGAAGTTTGATGTTCTTTGGTCGGCTCGCTGGCATCGCGCGGCGGCTGATTTCGTGGGGCCGGTGACGGTCACGCACATGAAGGCCACGTACAAGCAGGAGGGAATGCGTTGAAGCTCAATATCACCCCCCTGGTTCCTGGCGATCCGGCGCTGATTCGGGAACTCAAGAACCACGCGCAGCAGGTCAATGCGGTGAGCGAAGGACGGATTGTCGGCGCCTACAACGCTTTGCCCTCAGTGCCCACCGCCGGCCAGTTCAACAAAGGCGATTTCGTGCGCAACTCTGCGCCGGCCGAGCTGGGCACCACGCCTAACAAGTACGTCGTCTATGGCTGGATGTGCATCGACGACTCTCCGCTGACGTTCGTTCAGTGCCGATTCCTCACGGGCAACTGATGAAGCTCGAACCCATCGGTACTTTCTTCATCGACAAGGCATGGAAAGAGGGCGCGGACTGCCTCGCCTCGGCGTGCGATGAGTCGGGCGGCGAGATCACGGGATCTCAGCTCAAGCTGATCCTCAGTCGTGGTGAGCGGACTTTGATCCGCATGCTCGCCATCGAGCCCACCGATCCGTACCAGGAAAAGACGGTCGGCTGGGGTGCTGTTCGCGTCGATCAACTCCCGAATCTGCGCGCCCTGCACGTCACAAATCTGGTTGCCCCTCATGGGCACTTTGAGCAGTTTTTCTCGGAGATCAAAGCCATGGCCGAAAAGCTCGGTTGCTCGGAAGTGCGCTGCTCGGCCAAGCCGGCTCAGGCGCGTTTGTTCCGAATGAAATGCGGGTTCACACCCGTCTACGAAACTTTGAAAGTGGAGGTCTGATATGGGAGGCGGCGGCGGTGGTGAATCGACCACGAGACAAAACATTCCCGATGAGCTTCGTCCCCTTGCGTCGGCCTATGCCGACAAGGCGATCAGCTTGTCGAATCAGGGTTTCACGCCCTACACGGGCGATCGGTTCGCCGATCTGAGCCCTGCCCAGCAGCAGGGCATTGACGCGATCACGCAACGCGCCACGCAGGGTTCGCAGACGATCAACAACGCCGAGGCGGCGTTGAACCAGAACATCCAGGGTGGGCAGACCAATCCATACCTTGATCAGATGGTCGGCAAGGCTCAGGACTCGGTGCGCAGCCAGTTCAACACCGGGGCGGTCAATTCTGGTTCGTTCGGAAATTCTGGCTTGCAAGAGCAATTCCAGAAGGGTCTAGGCGACGTGGCAACTTCGATGTACGGCCAGGCGTACGACCAGGACAAGCAGCGCCAAATGCAATCGATCGGCATGGCGCAGCAGTTCGGCAACCAGGCGTATCAGGATGCCGGCCAATTGCTCAACGCTGGTCAGCTCCAACAGGATCAGGCCCAACAGCAAAAAGACTTCAACTACGAGCAGTTCCAAGAACAGCAGAACCTGCCCTACAAGCAGTTGGCCGCGATGGGCGGTGCGTTCTCGGGCGCACCGGGCCAAAGTTCGACGACCAGTTCGACCGGCGGAGGGAAGTAATCATGAACAAATGGTGGCAATTGGCCGCTCTTGCGGCGGCGGGTGCGGCCACGGTAGCCTCGGGCGGTGCTGCGGCGCCAGCGCTTGCCAGTGCGGCAGGTGCAGGGTCAGCCGGTGCTGCTGGTGCGGCAGGTGCGGCAGGTGCTGGCGGCCTTCTTGGTAGCGCAGCAGCCGGCGCAGGGACCGGGGCAGGGCTGACCGCTGCGACTGGTGCGGGAACCGGCCTTGCCGCTGGCGGTACGGGCCTGGGCTTGACGGCTGGCACTGGAACGGGGACCAGCCTCGCGGCGGGTAGCTCCGGGCTTGGCCTGACCGCCGCACCGACCACGGCCATGGGCGCACCCTCCAGTGGCGGACTGCTGGCCGGCTTGAAAGAATACAAGCCGGTGATGGACGCCGCGAGCACGGGCATCCAGACCGCTCGATCGCTGATGCCGCAAGAGCAGGGCGCAGCTCCCCCATCCCTGGCGCCGCCTACGGCCGGCCTGAGCCTGCAGGACATCGCCACTCAGAACCAGCAGGCGTACATGGCTCCGCTCCAAGCTGCGGCAAACGAGCGCGCTGCACGTCGTCAACAACGTCGAGGACTATTGGCATGAACAGTCTTCTTGAATTTGCCAAGACCCCGGAAGGGCAAGGCCTGCTGTCGGCGGCGTTCGGTGGCATGGCTGGCGCGCGTCGCGGCCAGCCTTGGAACTCGATCGGTCGTGGTGGTCTCGCGGGCCTGGCTGGCTACACGGGTGCACAGGACCGCATCACGCAGCAGGCGGAGAGCGAGGCACAGCGCAAGTACCGCGACATGCAGATGCAGACGCTCGAAAGCCAGATGGCCAGGCAAAAGGGCCAAGAGCAATGGCGTACCGGGCTCCTGGGCGTGATGGAGCAGGCCAAGCCGCAGACCTATGACATGGTCGATACGCTCGGCGATGGGTCGGGCGTCGGCAAGGCTTCGACCGCTGGCAATCCGCAGTTGCTCAACGACTACCTGATGCTGCCGAACTCACCCTTTGCAGACAAGTTGATGGAACAGCGCTTGTTCCCGAAGCCACAGGAGCCATTCACCTTGGGCGAAAACCAAGTTCGCTATGGGGCGGACGGCAAGATCGTTGCCCAAGGCCCGGCAAAGCCTGCCGAAGCAGAGGACGACGCAAAGATCAAGCAGTTCAAGTACGCCCGTGCGAATGGATACAAAGGCTCGTTCGAGCAGTTTGTTGTGCTGGGCCCGGCGCTGATGGCTGCTGCGGCTGCACCGCTGCGTGACGCTCAGGTGAGCAACATCAATGCGGAAAACGCCTACAACCTGCCGCCGCCTGTTGCGCCGCGACCTCCTTCCGGTGGTGGCGCGTCCGTTACTGCCGGCGGAAAAACATACACCTTTCCGAATGCAGCGGCAGCGGCTGCGTTCAAGAAACAAGCGGGGCTTCAGTAATGGACCTTGACGCACTTGCAGCTCAGTTTGGCGGTTCCGCAGTTTCACCTGCGCAATCCTCGACCACTCAACATAGCGCCCCGCCGTGGGCGGTGAACATGAGCCGTCAGGATCAGGCAAAGATCCAGAAGGACATGTACGAGGAAGGTCGGAAGCGACTATCGGACCTCCAGTCGAGCATTGCCAACAGCGGCCAGACCATGGACGACTTGAACGAGTTTGGTCGGTTGAACCGAGAAAACTCGACTGGCTCCCTGTGGCAACAGATCACGCCTGACAAGCCGCTGTTTCGCACTGGCCCATCCATGGAGATGGCGGCTATTCAATCCCGCCTGGCCCCTGCGCAGCGTGAGGCTGGGTCTGGCGCCTCGTCTGATCGCGATGTGGCCATGTTCCTGCGCGGGCTTCCGAGCCTTGAGAACGAGGGGAACACGAACCGGGGTATCCGTGAGGACTTCGAGCGCAAGTACAACCTCGCGATCGAGAAGTCCAACGCGATGAAGGCGCATTTGAACCAGCATGGGAACTTGCTGGACTTCGATAGCCAATGGGCTCAGCGCAACGCGCGTCGAAGTGAGCCGTCGCCTACTGCTACTCCCGCTCCTGCTTCTGCCGCAACCATGCGCTGGAACCCGCAGACCAAGAAACTCGAACCGGTGGGGCGCTAATGGCTCAATACGTCGAAGTCAACGGGCACACGATCGAGTTCCCGGACGGCATGGCCGCGCCCGACATCGAGGCAGCGATCAAGGCCAACTACCTCAATATTCCCAAGGCGAAGCCCGCCGCAGTGCAGGCGGGCGGGGTGTTGAACGAGATCCCGCGCCAAGTCGGCCTGACTGCGCGCTATGGCATCGAAGGTCTGGCGAATGCCGCCCAAATCGTCACTGAGCCGATTCGCTACCTGCAAGACAAGGTGACGCCTGAGCGCGCGCCGTCGATGAGCGACCTTGTCACTGGCGAGCGCAAGCCCAAATCCCTGCCGCTCGGCATGATCGCCACGCAGTTCGCGGACCGCATTGGCTTGCCAAGCCCTCGCGATGCGAACGAGCGAACCATTGCTGAGGCTACGAAGTTTGTAGCCGGTGGCGCATTGCCGATTGGCGTTGCCAACCGTGGCGCGGATGTGGCGACTGGCGTGGCCCGGGAGGTGTTCACAAAGCTCGCGGCAAATCCGACATCGCAACTGACGGCGGCGGCTGGCGGCGGCCTTGCGAGCGGGGCTTCTCGCGAAGCTGGGGGCTCAGACACTCAGCAAGGCTTGGCTACGGTGCTGGGTACGTTTGCCGGCGGCATTGCTCCTGGCGCGATGAGCAGCCTTGCCACGCGCTTGAGCGCCCTGCGGGCCCCTCCGATGCAGCTCGAAGGCCGAGTTTCGACCATCCTGCGAGAAAGCGGCGTGGATTGGGGACAGATGCCTCAGAACGTGCGCAACCAGCTCCTGGCCGACGTTCGACGCGCCAGCACCACAGGTGAAAGCCTGAACGCCGATGCGCTTCGCCGCTTGGCCGATTTCCGTCTGACGGGCACCACGCCCACCCGGGGCGGTCTGACGCTCGATCCGGTGCAGATCACGCGAGAGCAGAACCTGGCAAAGCTCGGGGCCAACACGGCCGACGACGCTTTGCAGGGCCTCGCTCGCACTCAGAACCAGAACAACACGCGGCTGATCGACAACTTGAACGATCTGGGCGCATCCACCGGGAATGTGGATGCAGCCGGCGCGCGAGTGACCTCGGCAATCACCGGGCGGCAGGCTGGGCTGCGTGGTGCAGAACAAACCGCATGGGACGCCGCGAAAGGATCGCCAGGGTATCGACAACCGATTTCCTCGCACGTCATTAGCGACATCAACCAAGCGCTCGGCGACGAGGGTTTGATGCCGTTCATGAACCCGACGATCAGCAAGTACATGGAGGCGTTCCAGACCGGCCAGCCGTTCACGCCGCAGGCCTATCGGAATTTGCAATCCATGCTCTCGCGCGAGGTCGCCAAGGGCGGCAACGAGGGGGCGGCTGCGAACTTGGCGCGCCGTGTGCTGGAACGGTCGGACATTCAGCCGATCACCAACCCTGGCGGAATCGATTTCCGCAATCTCCCGTCAACGCCGCAAATGGCGGCGGCAATGCGTCAGGTGGATGCGGCCCCTGCATCTTCCATCGATGCGGTGAACCAGGCGCGAGCAGCGACGCGGGCGGCCTACGCCTATGAAGACTCGTCCCCGTTGGTGCGGTCTGTCCTGTCTGACGGCGCGTCAGCGGACCCGCAGCGGATCGCCAAACGATTCATTGTGAATGGCACCACGAACGAAGCCCGTGTTCTCGCTCAAGAGGTGGGGCCAACCGGCATCGGGACGATCAAGAATGCGCTTCTGGCACACCTGAAATCGAAGGCGGTAAGCGGCGCAGCCGACGAGGTGGGCAAATTCTCGCAGTCGGCTTTCAACAAGGCGATGCGCGAGATCGGCGACGACAAGTTGCGGGTCTTCTTCACGCCCGAAGAAATCGCCCAGCTCCATGCAAATGGGCGGGTCGCAAGCTACATGCAGGTTCAGCCGGTGGGGTCTGCGGTGAATAACAGCAACAGCGGTGCGCTGATGCTGGGCAAGGGCTATGACTTGCTGAATTCGGTGGTGGGCAGTTTGCCCGGTGGTCGTGCTTTCGTCATGGACCCGCTGCGGAACATCGACATCACGCTGTCTCAGCGCCAGGCGCAAAACCTTACGCCGTCGCTGCTGAACCCAAGCCCGCGCCAAGCCGCGCCGACTTTGCTTGGCCCCGCGGTCTCCATGGGTGGGCTACTTGCCGCGCCAAGACCAGTAGGCGAATAGAAGGCCCATCCCAATGATCCAGCCCAACATACCCGGGTCGATGTTTCCAAACATTTGAGCCTGCCTTTTCCCCTGTTCAAAGCCCGCCCCGTGCGGGCTTTTCCTTTTGGAGCATAGCAAATGCCCGTTCCCAGCTCAATCGGCGACCTGAGCACCACACCAGGTTCCAATTCCCCAGCCGGCTCAGAATCGCCGACCACGTTCGATGACTACATGCGGACGATCTTCGCGTTCATTGCCCAGTTGCGCGACGGAAAGGGCCAATCCAAGCCCGTTGATCTGGCCTCGGCGGCGACGACCGACATCGGGGCTCAGGCGTCCCAGATCCTGACGATCACCGGCACGACGGCGATCACGTCGTTCGGCACCAACTACAACGGGCCGCGATTTTTGGTGTTTTCAGGGGCCTTGACGCTCACCCACAACGCCACATCCCTGATTCTTCCCGGCGGGGCGAACATCACCACCGCTGCAGGAGATTGCGCCATTGCGATCCCGAACTCGGCTTCGCCCACCGGCTGGCGCGTTATGTCCTACGTCCTGGCCAGCCTGGTTCCGGGGGCTCTAGCGGGCATTCTTCCTGTCTCGCAAGGCGGGACCGGAGCCGACAATGCCGCCGCAGCTCGCGCGAACCTGGGGATTCCCACGCGCGAAGTTGGGGAGATCGCCGACTTCATGCGTGCGACCTTGCCCAGCGGCTGGATCAAGGCCAGCGGCTCCATCGGCAGCGCCTCGTCTGGGGCGACCACCCGAGCGAACGCAGACACGGAACCTCTGTTCACGCTGTGGTGGAACGACTTTTCCAACACGATCCTTCCGATCCAGAACAGCGCGGGTTCTCCCACGACTCGCGGCGCGTCGGCGGCGGCTGACTTCGCGGCGAACAAGCGCCTGCCAGTCTTCGACATCCGGGGCCTTGTCCGCCGTGCCTTGGACGATGGGCGTGGGGTTGACTCTGGCCGGGTGCTCGGTAGCGAGCAGATGGATGCACTCCAAGGTCACACGCACGACGTGTTTCTTCTTGCAGGCACCGGGTCGGCCAACGGGTTCGGTGGCACCACTGGCAACGCATCTGCGCAAACGGACGCGACAAACAACGGCTATGGCGCAACCACGATGCGCAGCAACACCGCCAACGGCACGCCTCGCGTGGCCTCGGAAACCCGCATGCGAAACATCGCCGTGTTGGTGGGCATCAAGCTATGAGCTTTGACCTTGCCCTTCTGGCCGCTGGGTGGCCGATTGCGCGCGACGTGCTCGCGTTCATCTGGGGCGTCCTGCCCATACCAGTTACGGACGCGCTGCTGTGGCAGTTCGTGTATCTGCCCCTGCTGCTCGCGGTCGCCTATCCCGTCGTCATCCAGTACGAGCGCGGCGGCTGGTGGAAGTTGCTCATGCCGTTCACGCTGCTGGCCGCGCTGGTGGACGTGTGGCTGAACTTCACCACCTTCTCGATCTACATGGCGAGCACGCCAGGAAAGAAGGAAATCACCTTTTCGCAGCACCTCGAACGCCTGGTGTTCGACACCGGCTGGCGCGGTGTCGTTGCTCGCGTGATTGCCCGGTACACGAACAAGTTTGACCCCACCCCTCCACACATCGCACTGCCCTGACCATGCCGCCTAACCAGATCACGAAGGAGGCCGTCGAGGCCGTGCTTATCCCCGCTGGAAACAAAGTCACATGGCTTGGCAGCGGCGGGGCCGCAGTCATGAGTTTCCTGCACAGCAACCTGGGTGTGCTCAGCGGCATTCTGATCGCCGTCCTGGGCTACCTCACAAGCCTCTATTTCCAGCGCCGCCGAGACAAGCGCGAAGAGCGTCAGCTTGCCATGGAAGAGCGAGAGCACCAGCGGCGCATGGAGCGCATGCGGTCCCGCCCGGTCCCGCTCGAAGGAGAGCCCCTGTGAAGTTTCCATACCGCATCCGTCCCAACCCGGCGGGCAAGAAATCACTGACGCACACGACCAATCAGGTGCTGGCGGTGGTGGTCTTTGCAGTCGGCTATTGGCTCCAACTGGACGACCCCGAAAAGGTGCAGATCCTGGCGAGCCTAGGCCTGTCGGCTGAGCACTTGGCGCTGTACACGCTGATCGGCACGGTGGCAGCTTTCGCACTCGCGAAGAACACCAGCATTCAGCGCGTGGACAACAGCCCGCCTGAGCAGTTGCAGGGAGACCCGGACCACGGCGAGGCCGACCAGTGACCCGAGAAGACCAGATCCGGGAAGTCGAGATCGGCTTTCTGGAGCTGTTCCAACTTGCTGAAAACTCGTGGTCGAACATCGCCATCGCTGCAAAAGCGCGCCTCGTACATGAGTCGGTGATGAAGCTGTACCGCCCGGTTCTCTCTGGTCGCAAGCGCCGTCCGATCAAGGTCGGTTTTCCTCTTGCGCCACCACCTCCACCGCCCGAGCCATTCGAGCCCGTCCAAGTGGACGAAAACACCCGCTGGGGATGAGCATGATCGAACGACTGATAGCCGCCGGTGTGAACCCAACCCAGGCCAAAGCCTTCGCCGAGCCCCTGAAGGCCGCTATGGCGCTTTACGACATTTCCACCGACGAGCGTCGCGCTGCGTTCCTGGCGCACTGCATGATCGAATCGCAGGGCTTCACGAAGATGGAAGAGAACATGTACTACACGGACCCGGCCCGTGTCGCGCGCATCTTCAAGACCGGGTTCGATCTCGATCGCGACGGCATCGTAGACCCGGAGGAAATCGAGTTCGCCAAGGCCTATGTGCGCAACCCGAAGGCCTTGGCCAATCGCGCCTATGCCAACCGCAACGGAAACGGGAACGAGGCCAGCGGCGACGGCTGGAACTACCGGGGGCGCGGGTTCGGGATCACCGGCCGCGCGAACTACGCAGCAGCCTCGCTAGGCGTAGGCCTAGGGTCGGTGTACGTGCAAAAGCCCGAGTTGATCGCCCAGCCCACGGACGCATGCCTCAGCTTCGCCTGGTACTGGCTCAGCCGGGGATGCAATCAGGCGATCGACGCTGGCAACTTCGACATGACGACCCGCCTTGTGAATGGCCCCGGCATGCTGCACAAGCACGAGCGCGCCGCCGCCTTTCACCACAACCTGACAGCATTCGCATGAACCCCTACGCGCTGATCGCTGCCGGCGCCCTGGCGGTTGGCGCATTCGCCGGCACGTTCTTCTACGGCGTGCACATCGGGAAGCAGGGAGCGGAAGCGCAGGAGGCCCGCGACGAGCGAATCGCAGGGATCGCCTATGACGCCGGCCAGAAGGGCGCGGCTGCGGAAATCGCCAAGATCAAACCCAAGAACGTGACGATTCGCCAGGAGCTGGAACGTGAAATTCAAACGAACACTGTGTACAGCGATTGCCGG